TCTTAGCAACAATACCAAGAAATGGAAGTCCAAAATTATCCATCAAGACGTTTCCACTAAAGATAAAATCTATTCCTCTTGCTAGTACACTGAGTGCGCTTTTTGCAAAGTCAAAACCAAGTTTTGTAAAGTTGTCAGTACTTGTAAGCTGATTTACAGCAAGAACCCAAGCAGTTGAAACAAGATTTACAATAGCTGCAAGAGCAAGCGGCCCTCTAAACATAAGAGCGCCAATACCGCCAGCAACTAAAGCCAGTGAGGTTATTATCCCTTGACTTGTTTCTTGTGAAAACTCAGTAAAAAAGCGCTGCATAACATTCTGATTAGGGCCGTTGTTGTCTTGAATCTTTCCGCTTTCTCTATCAGCTTTGAGGGACTTGTAAGCAGTTCTGCCTGCTTCATACAAATCAGGGTCTGACTCTGCCATCGCTTTAAGATCTTTATGTGAATATCTTATTCTTAATAGACTTTTACCAACAGCGCTTGAATTAAAGCCGTCGGTAACACGCTTGCGACTATCACCAGCCCAATTTTTAAAATCACCATAGTAATCTTTTGCTTTACTCCAAGAATTACTAAGAACATTTAAAATTCTATCCCAGAGGCTTAAACTTTTATCTTCATAAGAACCGTTTACTACAGGTTGAGTAGAAGCTGAACCTTTGTTTTGAAAAGCGTTCACACCGCTTGCGACACCTAAAACACCTCCAGCTATTGCAGCGACTTTTGCTACTTTAGACAGGCTAAACAAAAGAGAGCCTGAATATAGCAAGCCTATTCCAATAGCTAACATTTTGAAGTTATCATAAACTGCAGAAGTAAAGCTGGTAACGCTGTTTAGCGGGTCGTCTAAAAGCTTGCCAAACCAGTTGGAGAGGCCATTAACAATGTCAGGAACAGGCGAATTTAAGAACAAATCTTCATAAAGTTCTTTAAAGTAGTTATAGACTTTAGTGGTAAAAGTTTTAATACTTTCCAAAGCCTTATTCATACCGCTAAATGCTTTTAGCATTGCGCGATTAATTCCCTCACCTAACAAGTTCCAGTTAGCTGCGCTTAAGTTGAAAGCAACACCGATAAGAGCTGCGGAGAGCAAGCTGATTAAAGGAAAAACTCTAGTAAAAGCAACAAATAACCCCAAAACAAGAGCTGTAGAAGCAGCAGTTGTAGCACTTAGTTTAGAAAAACTTTCAGAAAGGCCATACGTTGAGTTTTTCATTTCTACTAAATTCTTTGAAAATTTACTAAACCAGCTGTTGCTTTCTTCTACTAGGTCAGGTACATAAGAATTGCCTACTACATCCATATACAGTTCTTTAAAATAACCACTAATTTTGGAGGTTGCTGACTTAACAATATTTGCGCCTTTTGAAAGATCAGGCATAAAACTTTTTATGTCAATTTCTCCAAAAAGCTTTATAGGTTTAAAAATATTAACCTTGCCAGCAAGCGATCTAAACAAAATATCAACAGAAAGTAAAGTTCTGGCAATTTGACTTCTTATGTCTAAAAACCAAAATTGAAAAGTTTTAGAAAAGTTATAAAGAGACACGCCCATGTCGTTTATTTTTTCAGCAAGACTACCGAGGCCACCTCTATCTCCAGCCTTACGAACCTCTTTAAACAATGCTAAAAAGCCTGTTTTTAAGTTAGTAAAAGCTTGACCATAGGTTACGTCTGTTTTTGCAAAACTTTCATCAATTGCACCGCCCATTTTAATAATAGCTTTAGTAATTCTATCAAAAGTTAAAAAGCCTTGAGCGCCTAGTCCTCGTAGTTCTCCGACTGATTTGCCTAAGCCTTTTGCTAAAGCATCAGCAAACGCAACGTTACTTTCTAAAACAGTTCTTAATTCATCACCATGTAATTTACCTGAAGCAAGACCTTGTCCTAGCTGCAGAGAAAATGAGAAAACTTCTGACTGGACTGCACCAGCAATAGCAAGAGTCTTAACAGAGGCTTCTGTAAATTTTGCAATTGTTTCTTGTGAGGCAGCAAATCGTCTACCCGATATTGCAACTTTTTGATAAAGTGTTGCTGTTGCTTCAAGATTTGCTCGAGACCTTACAGAAATATCAAAAGCATCTCTTTGCGCTTTGTTAAAAGCTCTTTGACTCTCTGTGGCTACTTTCAGTTTATTGTCGATACTAGTAAGTGTATCGCTATATTTTGTAAATTGAGAAAAACCTGCCCCTGCTGCGACAGCGCTTAAGAGTCCTGTTGCAAATCGAGAAAGTGATCTAGTGCTGGAATCCAATGAAGTTTTGATACCGTCTACACTACCTCTCAATCTTTTGAGGTCATTCTGAGCATTCTTCGAATTGGAAACCGTGTCAATTACTAGTGCCATTGTCAAGGTTCCTTTGTATTTTTAAGCCCCAGAGTTTTAAGGCTCTGAGGCTAGGGTTCATTGATTCTTACGATTAGACCAACGGGCTTTCCAAACCGTATCGCTACTCTTTCAATGAAATTGGATGGGGCTTGTTTAGAATACCCCTCGTTCAACCTAGGCATATGTTCTGCGTCACTGACAACAGTTGCCTTTCCTTTATTAAAAAACACTTGCCAGGAATCTCTGGCCTCACCTGTATCTACAGGCGTAGCAAAGCGTAATTCACTTTTAAACTTACGAACTTCTTTTTCAAAACCTTTTTGAGTTTCTTTTTCAAGACTCTTTTTTAAGGAATTAAATGTATTAGATATACCTGTGATTTTAATTTTCATTTATAAATCACCTAAAAAAGCAGGAGTGTCACCGCCAACTGCACCAAGCATCTTACTAAAAATTGTAGAACCTTTGAGCGTGTCTGTGGCTTTACTTTCAACTTTACCTAATTCAGCTTTTATAATTGCAAGCGATGGAAATGCATTTTCTTGAGAAACCTTAGCGCCAGAAGATATCATGATTTTATAAGCTCTCATGTCATCTTTCCAGCCTTCAGGTCTTTGTGAATAATATTTCAGCCAACCTTGATACTCTTCGAAATTCATGTCTTCTCTCATATCTGAAACATAGACACCTAACAATCGAGCAATTTCAAATTCAGCTAATTCACCATCGCTTAGTCGTTTCCCTCAGCATTCTTTGCAGGGGCCATTCCTGAAAATATCATAACTTCTTCAACTATCTTTTGCAAGATGTCCATAGGAGTGTCTTGATATTCGCTATCAGTCATATCACTACCGCCTTCAATACCTTCAGAAATTACAGCTTTGATTATATCCATGCTACGGTCTTCACGCTCAGCGTCACTCATGTCGTCTGACATGTTAGAAACTTTTTGAACTCGCTTTGCTGCTGCAATGGAGAGTTTATATAGAATGATTGTTTCTCCTTCTATTTTAATCTCCTTGGATATTTTCCTCTGTGAAAAACTCCGTAGTCCCGTCTTTGGGGCTTCTTCGTTTTCTACGTTTGCGGAAGGACTCGGCGTTAATTTTGTGGAACTCATCTAGCAATCTCCTTAAATCGTGTAATAGGGCTAGAGTATTAAAAATCTCTCGTGACTTATCGAAATCAGAATCAAACTCGTTAATTCTTTCACTAGTAATCCTTATACTTGTATCCACAGCTCTTTGTGCTTTTTTCAGAGTTATGGCAAGTACGTGGGACATCGTGAAAGGCTTTACAAGAGTACTTTTTGTTTCTGACTCTTGCATTGCTTCTTTTAACTCAGCATCTATGCCGGTTAAATCTCCTTTATCAGACATCATATTTCCTGCTGATTTTAAAAGGGAGCCCGAAGGCCCCCTTGTTTCAAAACACTAAACTAACAATTAAACTGTAAAAGCACCATAAAAAGCACTTTGCAAGGTCAAAGTAAGTGTAGCAGTTGTCGCATCTGTCAACTGTGGATTAACCTGCAAAGCTTCAACTTTACCTTTCCAGTAATATGAAGTGTTAGCTACAGAGCCAAGGCCGGCAGTCGTGCTTGCGTACTTTTCTGAAGCAGTGGCACTAGTAGGCTCTGCGTTAAGCAAAGTAAACCTGAAGACAGTTTGTTGACCTGTCGCTAAAAGAACAGCTTGAACGTTTGTGGCTGTCAAAGCCCATTCAGAGGGTACATAATTAAGCGTAAGTTCCATTGTAGGAGCGTCTGCTTGACCTTGAATTTGCTGAGAAGTCTTTGAACCAAAACCAGGTATATTAACGATATTTGGAGGAGTTCCCATTGAAGGAAATTCTCGAACGTTTACAATCCTGACAAAGTCACCTGCAACAGGCGTAGCAGAAGCGGCTTGCTCGGTAGCAAAAAGCGCCTCAAACTCACTTTGAGTGTCGTAACTAACCATTAATGTTGGCGTTAAGTTAGTAAGATAAGAAGCCAATGACAGGTCTGAAAAGAATCCTGCGCCAATAGAAGAAATATGAGCCATACTAAACTCCGTAGTATTTAAAAGTTATTGAGTAGAGTGACTTAAACAAAGTAGGGTCTTCTTCTTGTATACTAGAATCTAAATGAACTAAGGCAGGGTCTGAAAATTGTATAGAACCTATTGTCTTATTCTCTAGCATTTGATTTAAAAGATCACTTATTACAACAGCACGATCAATTGATTGACCAGCTGGCGTATATATTTCTACTTTTATTAAACCGATTGATGAGGAAGGTGTTACAATTCCTGCATCTGTTATAACAGAGACCCTCACAAATTCATCAAGTTTGTCGTCATTAACAAAATTTTGAGGATACGTGGGGACTGCTAGTGTTGTCCATAATGATGAACCAAAAATTCCAAAAATAGTCTCAGTTATGTAGTTGAATTTAGCCATTGCCAACCCCTTTATATACTTCAACAACTGACACATGGCCAGTTTCTGAAATCGGGGCTTTACCGATTATCCATACTTCTGAATCAATTTTCACAGTTTCAAAAAGAGCCAAGTCTCCTACAGCTTTTGTTGGATACAAAAGTGTTCGCTTTTTGCGGCTAACTTTTTGATCGTTAACGTTAGTTTCTTCAATGACAACTGCTGTAGTAGCAATGTCAGTAATTACTCCTGTGCTTACAGACCTTGTTGTGAAATTATAAGTACTTCCTTGACTTTTCTTTTGAAAAATAACTTCTTTCTTAAGATCATCAAGTAATCGAAAAGCAGTAGCTACGCCATTATTTACAATTGTGCTCATTCCCATTAGCCAGTTCTCCACCATCTATTTGTGGAACTAATAGCGTCAGGGTCTAAAAGAGGTTTAATAAGAGCTGATGCAATACTAGATATACTGCTTGCAGATCTAATACCTTTAAGCTCTATTGGGCCTATTTTAAGACTCTCTACTTCAGAGACATCATCAAGCACACCGTCATTGTTTAATAAATGATAGGCTATTTCAAAACACGCTTCAGTAATTCTAGAAGGTACGACTGTTGAAGAAAGTGCAACAATAATACCTAGTTTAGGTTCATAATAACTAAGGGTGCGTGGAAAAGCTAAACTTTGTGCAGCCGATGGTGCAAAACCACCCCAAGACTTAGCGTCAAGAATTTGGGTGGCTGTTACCAATGCAGATGCCTTTGTTAAATCGTTAGCTAGAGTCCAAGCGGCAACATCTAGGCGCGTATTAAAATATTCATCTGCTTCTGTAACAGTTGCATACGAATTAACACCTTTTGAAAGTGCCATACGCCCTCCTTAGTTTAGCCGTGAAATACGGGAAGAATACCCAGGCTAAGAGCTGAAGAACACTTACGCACCCAACTACCAGTTGTAGCTACAAGTCCGTTAGTTACATCAGTTGTTGCTTTAGCAACTGTACTCTCAACAGCATAAGCATATTCTGCATCGCTTACAAACTTATCTTTAGAGCCCATCCATGTATAGTGAGCAGGGTGCAATACGTAGCCCCAACGATACCAGATTTGAGTTGTACCACCACCTTGATAAGACGCTGCTGAACGCTCAATTTCAACATCATTCTCAATAGAAAGATGCTCCATTGCTACAGCACCTGGCAATACAATAAATGAAGTTTTAGTACCAACAATATCAACACCACTACCAGAATTTACTTTAGTCAATTGGGCAGTAGAGAGTCCTTGGTTTGCACGAGTTTGCAGCAAACGGAACTTTCCTTGAAAAATTGTATTAAACTCAATATTGCCATCTTGAACACGGTCTTGATCAACAAGATTAGCTGAACGCAAAGACGCATATACTTCAGGTGAAGTAACAAGATAAGCCCAGTCAGGCTCAAAATCTTTATAGGCCATTCCAAAAGCTTGTAAGAAACTTTCTGCTCGGGCTGCACCCATGTTTGCGGCTGTAGATGCTGAGACTAGCGGGTTGTTTCCAAGATCGACATAAAAGCCGTATTTAGAATCAGTAGGGTCGTTAGTAAAAGTTTGACCACCAAGACCTGTTCCGCCAGCAGCTTGACCTGCGCCATTCAACACTTCAGAGATAGCTACACCCTTGAGTACTGAAAGAATGCCATTGTGCTCGTCTTGCGCTTGAGTTTCAGCAAGATCTCTTGAAAACTTTTGAAGCTCGTCATCTTGAGTTACAAGGGTTTTCAGATTTACTTTCTCAGCACCATGAGTACGGGCTGTCTTGATATACTCAAGATAACCTGTAGCAAAGCTAGACAGACTGCCGTTAGTTGCATCGGTTAGACTCGCTGTGTTAACAACTTGAGTAATCGGCTTTCTCCAACGAAGCTGTCCAGAATATGTTTCACCAACAACATCAATATCAGGATTTGCAGCAACGATATCTGTTCCTGAGAGTTTCTGAGCACTAGTATATGCTTCATCGGAATATACGCCAATTGCTTCTTGCAGTGCATAGTTTGTTGCACCACCAACGTTATTTCTTAACATTATTACTTCCTTTAGTTTCTATGAAGGGATTTTCCCTTTCGTTGAATTTTGCCAGTATCAATATCGTTAAGAACTTTAGAAAGAGGTTGTTGAAGTGCGTTTAGTGTATTGCTAACACTACTACCAGGGGCAGGATTGCCGCCTCCAGAAGATTTCTTAGCTTTCAACAAAAAGTCGTTTTCAGGGTCTATAATAAAAGCCTGAACCGCTTCTTCAATACTCTTGCCTGTTCTTTTATCTACCCAATCCCCTGTTTCGTTACGTATAAGTGTATCTGAAATTATACGTTCTGCGTTATTTGCTGCCCTTGCGTTAGCAAACTCAACTTCACTAAAAGCATGTCCAATATCCTTGTCACGCGTCAACTCAATGTTTCGCTTTTCAAGAATTTCTGATCTAGCTCTAGATTGTGCGAGTTCTTGCTCGGTAGCTTCTTGCAGTTTACCTGAATCCTTTAGTTGCTGTATCTCAGCGTCTTTAAGCTTTTGCTCAGTTTCTTGTACTTTGGCAAGAGCTTCGTCACGCTGTTTAGCCATTCTGTCCATGTTGTCTTTCATAGGCAAAAGAGCTTCTTGTACCGCTTCATCTAAATCAGCCTTAAGAATAGATGGTTGTTCAGAGTCACCGGTTAGATCAGCAGGGGGATTTATATCACTTGGCTTAAGTTCGCCAGCAGGTGTATCATCAAGGTTTGGGTTTATATCTTCGTCTGACATTTTGATTTTCCTTTGAGTACAACTCAATTAATTAAAGACACAGCCTTTTTGTATGTTTCACATGCGTCACTCTCTAATTTCGCGCGTGGGTTAAGAAAACGGGGAGGTTCTAACCAACCCCATACCAAGCTTTATCTGACTTAAAATCGTCAAATACTTCTTCTAATACAGCTTCTTTATCTAGTATATCTTCTTGTTTTAAAAGCTTACCCCCAACTCTGGATTTGCCAGCTACAGGGATAAGACCTATTTCTATTGCTTCTTCAAGGTATTGATCATACAGTCTTTTAGGTAAACCTCGAGAACGCATTTCATTTAAAACAGCTTTTATTACATTTGTATTAAGACTCTTTGCAAAAATTTTACGTAAGGCGTTTCTGCCTATTTGCATATCTGCAATATTAGTGAAAAAAGCGTCATGAATAGTTGAGGTTGGAACTTTGTTTTCTTTACCCCATAAATGAAATTGTTTAACAAAAGTAGCATCATTCGAGTGGTTGCCGTTTACCGCAAAAGCTGTTCTAGCTTTAGTTGCGTCAGCAATATCGTTAATATTACCTGAGTCATTCCATAAAATTTCCCACCACGCTGCTTCGCTTTTTTGAGGGACTTGTAAAACATTGTTTACCCATTCACCATCTTTTGTTTTATAAATAAGCCTTTCTTCAAATCTTTGTGTAAAATTTTGTTCTATAATTTTTCCATCAAAATTCACCCAAGGCACATTAGTCCAGTCTTTTGGCAACGTATTTGCTGTAGACTCTAGTACTCTTATCTCTGTGCCTAATTTTGCTTGTTTAATAAAATCTATTTTGAAAATTCTACCACCAGTTCTTCTAGATAATGAATCTTCAACACCATAAATAATATCAGCAATACTGCTATCAGGGTTATAAAAATTAAACTTTTTTAAAATCTCTTCAGTAATATCTGAGCCATCTTTAATGCCTAGCGCTCTTGAAATAATTTTAGGCAAAATAATCTTTTTCTGTCGCTTGCCTAACACAATTGTTTTACCAACTTGTTTCCAGTCCCAAGAAGAGCTAGAAGGCTTTGAATTTATTAAAAAATCTTCGGCCAGTCTACCAAAAAACTTAGTAAAATCTTTAAGAATAGGAGTTCTACTAGCTAAATTTTCGCTCATAATTTGAGCAATCAACCGAAAGTCTTGCGGTGTAACAACTCTATCATAAGCTTTTGAAAGATTTTCTACAAGTTCTTTAGTAGCGTTATCTAAGAAAAATAATTGTTCTAAAATATCATCACCAGGGTCTATCCCTTTATTAAAAACATCTTTAACATTTTTACGCAAAGCTCGAAGTTCATCAGCTGTGTCTTGATCAAATTTATCATAACGAGCAATTCTTGCTGATATTTCTGAAAGAACAACTTCTCTATCACTAGCTCTTACAACAAGTGTATTAACATCTTTTCCTAAAACTTTTGATAACTTGCCTTCAACATTTAAGACACCTGTTCTTTCACCAGCGCCATAAAATGTAACCATGTTTTGAGCCTTAGCTGCTTTTCTTAAATCTTTTTCAGTAAGACCTAGTTTTTCATTAAGCCTTTTAAACCGAGGGTCGCTGAAAGTTTCCGCAGCGATAACATCATACAATCGATTTTTTTGTTGAGTTGGTATGACATTCGATAGCTCTGCAAGCTGCTTGTTTTTTGTCGTGAGAGCAATGATTTGCGCTCCAGACGATGAAGCATCTTGCTCAAGGGCAAGCCTTGTCCTGTATTTTGATATTCGTTTAATATCGCTAAAGTCACCGCCGCTCCATTCATTGATCTTGGAGTATTCAATTGCAAAGCGGAAGAATTTACCCATCTCTTCCCCTTCGATTCTTGAGACAATAGGTGATTCGAGTATAGCCCGAATATCTCTGGGTTTACCTCTGCGCATTTGATCCCCGATTTCAATAAGATCTTTACGCCATTTTTCTGATATTTTTTGTCGCCCTCTGATAGTGAGCGAATCAAGTCTTCCTTCAAAAAAGTCATCTAGTCCCCCAAGGAAAGATCCAACCTGGTCATTAAAGTTATTCCAACCACTGATACTTATTTCTTTTTCTGCAATTGTGTTTAGAAAGGGTCTGAACGTCTCACCTGATTGCGGCCCAATGAGACCTCTATCATAGATACGTGCACGATGGTCAACAAAGGGATTATTACTAAAGGCAAGATTTTCCTTACGAAGGTATTCCATTGTTTTAAATCTTTCGTAAGCATCTCCTCTTGCGGCAATATATTTTTTATACTCATTGATTCCGTTATAAAACTTGGCTTTGCCTCGGTCGTCTTCAAAATAAAGCAATTTTTGAATAAAATCATAAAAGTCCTCATCTATTGTATATTGCGATTTAGCCGTCCAGTTTAAAGCGTCAGCCATATTATCATCTATTAAGGAAGTAGGGAAGTTTCTAAAAGAGCTGGTAGAAGTTATTGGAATCCCTGTATCAAACTGTAAGCCTAGCTTGTTTTTAGCAAAATAAGTTTTAAAGCCAGCTCTGAAAATTAATCGATTTCTCTCTTCAGTTACAGGTATTCTTAAACCGAGGTCTACAGCTCTTGTTAATTTTGAATAAGCTTGTATACGTGGGTCTGTAATCCTAATATTGTAAGAAAGAGTGTCATAATACGGGCCAAAGTACTGTCCAGAGTTTCTGCTTTTCATTCTTCTCTTTTGAACACCAAAAGTTTCAATTTCATATAAATTGTTATTAGAATCTAAAAGCTTTACGCCAAGACGATACCATTGATTTCTTGACCCGTTCAAGTTAGCAGAGTTGTAAAGATCTCTGCCTAACTGTACAGCAAGCTGATCGCGATCTGGAGTATCAGCAAGTGCTAAACGTCTGGCAAATCTTTCATAAAACTGATCAAGTTCATTATCAGCTAACCTAGATCTTATTATCAAAGGTATATTAAAATCAAAAGTATCTCTAAGTTCTTTTGCTATCTTAGGAGCTGTTCGTACTTCCCAGTTATTCTTGCTAACTATATTATCAATAAACTTAGCTTGTAAATCTTTTAACATTACTGGGCCCAGTACAGGGTCAATATAATTACCATTAAGTAACTTTTTGAGAACATCAGAATCTTTACGCAGTTGTGTTTCTAAAGAATCAGAAATATTCATAACATCAAATTTTATTTGAGATTGAGATACAGCTTTAAAATTAACCCAAGATTCACCATCACGCCTATACCTTGTAAACAGGATTCGTAAGTTATCTACAACAACTGCTCGTTCATTAACACTCATTTTTTGTGCAAGCGAATTGCTAAACTTTTCAATGTATTCTTTATCTTTTAGTTTAAGTAAAACACTCTCTTTTACTAACCTTAGGTTGTTATTTAAAACAGAAGGATTTGGTGTAAACATTCTTGTGTCTTCATAACGGCTAGTTATTGGATTAAAAATTAATTGATCTTCTCTAGGCGGACTTTGCAATACGCGTCTTTTTTGAGAACGTTTAGTGCCTATTAAGTTGCCTCTATAGTTTGTTGTTGAAAGAATACCATCAAGATCTTTAGATTGTAAGAGATAATAATCTCTTAAGGTATTAGTCATTTTTACATCGTTAAGTAAATCTTCAGGCCTTGCTGCACCAATTCTCATTGCATCTAGCTTTTCTTTAGCAACAGCAAATCTTTTTGTATCAGTGTTTGCTGTAAAAGAAGAATCAGTAAGCTTCCTTAGCTGGTTAATGCCGATATTAGCCCCACCAACTCCTTTAAATTCTTTAGCAGATAGCTGTCCTTTTCTAAATAATTCTACTTTTTGATATTCTCCCAAATGTTTTAACTGCACATCAGGAGACTGCCTTGTTAGCCATATATTATACGGCTCTTTAAGTGCTGTCTTACCATCATAAAAGTTTTGTTCTTTTCGGCTCAAGCTTCCTAAGTTTCTTTTTCTGATTTGACTGACGTTATCGAGAGTGGCAAGGTCGGCCCAGGCTTTGAAAACAGGTGTAGTTGTGCTACGGCAATTATAATGAGCGGGAGGAAGATGAATAACATCGTCAACATCATATATATTACCATCACGCCCTGAGCAGATAAATGAAGTTCTTGAATCAAGCACTGCAACATATTGCCATCCTTCTATTGCTTTTTCATTGGCTTTGTAAACTTCTCGGTCAGCCTGTGCAACAACAGATGTAACAGAAGTTGTCACTAAAGCGCGAGAATTGTTCCTTGTTATTTTTGTAGACTTTCTTACAATACGCGCTATTTGGTTAGTGCTCATACCTTCAGCAATTCCGCGTCTTATTACTTGCTCAATTCTGCGTGTTTCAGTCTTTGCAATACCTTTCCAAGCCGGTGAAAGTGCCTTGTCTCCGGCCAGAGTGCGCCGTAGTACAATTTCTTCGGCAACGCTAGGGTTCGCTTTAGCGGTTCGCCAAAGCTTCCCTATGGCACGCTCTGTTGTCACATAAGCATGGTTTAATTCGTCTGAAGCTAGGTCTAATAAAGATCTTTTTGAAATCTTAAAAGCTTCAGCGGCTGTTTTATTAGACTTGCTGGCAAGTGCTGTACGTAATCTAAAAAAGCCTCTGTTTGAAAACTTTGCGTCTCTTATTAGTTTATCAACACGAACCCGATGACCATTAATCTCTAAATCAACTTTATTGCTTAAACGTTTTTCATAAAGTCTAATCATTGCAGACCTGTCTAGTTTTTCGTCAAAGACTTGTGTATTTACATTAATAGCCATCAGGTTGTACCTCAGTTATCTAATGACCTGTCAAAGTCATTTAAGTCATCGTTACCTCGACTTATCAGATCGTCACTGGCAATTTCTGCCTTGCCGTCTTCATCGTCGTAGTCCGGATCCACGATATCATTGCTTTTGAGTATTTGTAGCCATATGCTTCTAGGCACAAGCCCGTTTTCATACCACTCAGTAGCAAGTCGCAGCCAGTCCGCTCCAAGAGGAACTGGTGAAAAGTCTTCAGTTAAACTAAATTCGATTTCTCTGACTTCACAATCTACGTCATATTTCCAGTTAACCATAAAACAGATTACTTGGGACATGATATTGCTCACACGCTCATTGAGACTACCTAACTGGGCAGTCTGTGCAGCGTTTCTAATTTCTAAAGCAATTCCAGATTGTGACACTTCGGGTGTAAGCATTCTTACACCAAGTTTAGCCATTTCTTCGATATTAGCAGCAATTGCTTTTTCCATGTCGCCCAGTGCATCTGTAGGAGTGGCGAGTATGTCAGCTTTTGCATCTTTTGGTAATTTCCACATACTCCCTAAACCTGATTCAACAATTGCATCAAAATCATCAGAGTTCATATCAGAAGTAATATAAGGCGTGTATGTCGCGGCACCATATAGAAGATGGTTGCGACGTGTAACTTTGTTATATAAAGCTTTTTCTTTAGCAACTAAAGAAGACATCATAGGTTCAGCAGGTTCAACGTCACCATTAGCAGGCCAAGCAGGAATAAAAGTAAGTCTTTCTCCGTTTTTATAAAAATTATCTAGTGTTTCAACAACTTCATACCCTGATTCTAGTTCCATAAAAAGTCTTATTTGATACAGACCATTAACAATTTCGTGAACCCATATTGCTGGAATTTCTTCGTCATGAAACTCGTTATCAGGGTCTGCTTTATTTACAATACCCTGTACTAAAACTCTTTGCAACTCTTCCTCACCTAGTGTGTTGTTTCCGATTTTCCAGTTTATAACATTTTCGGCTGTCCAAAGCACAGGATATGGCGATATTTTTTGTCTATCAGTTAAAGACAGCTTAGAATCTTCTGGTATAAACGGGTGATCTACATAAAGCCAAGAGCGCGATGTCTGCATTTCTTCCCATAACATTTTATCAAGAAAAGAAGTAAGTGAATTACCTTCTCTGCTAAAATTATTCATTATCCAGTTATAAGCTTCTTCAGGCACTTTTTCAGGCAATCTTAAGACAGGCTTTTTTCTTAACAAGCCGCTAACTAACATTTTTGCAAAAATGTTACATATTCCAGGCAACTCAGCTTCTTCAATTAAAAAAGAATATTGCTCGAAAGTCATTTTAGA